TTATGACGGCGCTCGGCAAGGTGGCGACCCAGCAGCCGCGCGGACGCGTCGGTGAAGGCTTGGCCGCGACGTATCGGGCGACCGCTCAGGGTGCCCGTGGAGTCTCCGGCCTTGCTCAGATGGCGGGGCTTGCCGATCCGCAGTCACAGGCACTTGTCGAGGCGTTGCCGCAGGCATTGCCGCCGTCACAGCTTCCGCCCGACGCGAGCTTGACCAAGAAGGGCGCGTACTACCTGACGAACCTTGCGGGCGAGTCGGCTCCCGGCCTGGCTCCCTTGGCCTTGGGTGCGATCCCCGGCGTTGGTCCGGGGCTGGCGGTCGGTGCGATGACGGCTCAGTCTGGCGCGGAGACGACCGGTAACACCTACCTAGACGCGATGCAGCGCGGCGCGGACCCGACGACCGCGACGACCGAAGCCCTGTTCACCGGCGCTGGATCGGCCCTGCTCAACTCGCTTCCGGCTGCTCAGATGGCCTCCAAGGTCGTCACGGGCAACCCTGCGGTCAAGGCCGCTCTCGCCAAGGTGATTAGCAGCGAAGCGGGCCAGAAGGCCCTGAACGTGGCTATTGGCTCGCAGGTGAACGGCGTGACGGGCGCGGCGGATACGACGATGCGGGCGATCATGCGTGCCGCGTTCGAGAACGATCCCGAGGCGTTTGCGACGTTGCCGCAGGACGCATTACAGGCGTGGCTGGGCGGGTCGATCGTGGGCGGTGCGATCGAGGGCCGGGAGTTCTTGCCGGGTCCGAAGGCTCCTGACTTCAACGGCGGCGTGCAGTTCGCGCGTGATGCTCAGGATGCGTACCGCAGAGGCATGGCGACAGAACCAGCATCGCGCACAGCAACCGGCGAGGTTGTGTCGCCGTCGCCACTCCGGGGTGACTACGCCCGCACGCCCAACGTCGAAGGCATCCGCCCGAACGACGTGACGACGCTGGACAACCCGCAGGCCGTCCGCCAGTCAACGACGGACCTGCGCGATCCGCTAGCGGAACCAGCGCCGAACCGCCAGCCGGTGGAGCGTGCGCAGCCAGCGCCGCAAGTGCCAGAGCCCGTCGCCCAGGCTAAGGAACAGCCGACCCGCGATGCGTTCGTGTCGAAGGTGCAAGCACCGGAGGGTAAGCCCGAGTTGCAAGCCAAGTCGTATCGCTTTGCGTACCAGACAGACGACGGCGAAATCATCAGTCCCTCCGCTCGCGCGCCGGGAAAAGTCCAAGTCACGCGATTCAACGAGCGCGGCAAACCATCTGGGCATGAAGAATATCGCAGTTTGGCGGAGGCGGTTTCGGTTCATGTGCCGCGCGAAGCCCGTGACGTGCTCGCGTTTCCGCGAAACGATCGTCTAGACGATCACATGGAAGCGCACGCAATCTTGGACCGCTCTGGCGACGTCGAGAAGAGCGATCGCGCGTACGCCTACTCAAGCGGATACCGACCGTTCGGGTTTGCCCCACATTTGCGCAAGTATGGGAAAACGATCGACGTGGCCGGCGGAACCCGTGGGGTTTTGTTTTCAAAAGAGCCATTGCCGTTAGGCGTAATGCGAGACAACGAGTTGTTGCCACTTACGTCCAAGACTCGCGGTGCTACTGCTGAACTCTGGGCGAAAGAGCAGTTGCCCCAGCCGGAGAACACCCGTGGCGAAGCTCCCGCTGCCAACGTGGAAGGTGTACGTAACGAAGCACTGGCCGAAAGCGTCGGAAGGGGCGCGGGCGTGGGTGCTGGCGAACGAGCGCCGGAAAGCACGGCGGCACGGGATGCGGGCGGTGCGGCTGGTGATAGTCGTACTGGACCAATGACCCGCGAACAGGCGATGGCCGAGCTTGACGCGCGCGGCGTGAAGTACGGGCCGAAGGTCAAGACAGAAAACCTCGTCAAGAAGGTCGAGGCGTTGCGCGCGAAGGAGGCCAGCAGTGAACCCGCCCCCGCTGCCGAATCACCCGCCCCGGGCAACGTGGACCGTGTGGGTGGGGTCCGCATGGGCGAGCCTCCCGTCGAACGAGCGGGCGGTATTCCTGAACAAGCAGCGGTGGACCGCAATGCAAGCGTACCTGTTCCACCCGAGCGAGCCGCACAAGATCAAGCTCGTGGTGAAGGTCCGCAAGCCGGAAGTGGTGGAGGGGGAGGGGTAAAGCCCAAGACGATGCGGGCTCCCGAGATTGCCAAGACTGCCATCCATCGCGCGATCAACGAAGAGGTGCCGGATTACGTCACCAAGCCCGGACGTTCAGGCCAACAGCTCCGCGACACTTCAACCGCCGAAACGCTAAAGGGCATCGCCACCAACTCGAACACCGGGTACTTTGGCGCTGGCGAAGTCAGCGACTACACCCGGCTCATGTCGCTCGTCGGATGGATGGACAAGGCGGGCAACCTGCGCGACACGTCGATGGTTGGCGTGGAGTCCAAGAAATTGCGACCGGGCGATCAGTGGGACATTGACAAGCGTTTCACCATGACGGTGACGAAGGCTGGTCCTGACGGCGTGACGATTCACGCACACGACCGCCAGTCCTACAACCGCGAAACCGCTTACGAATACACGGTGCCCACGGACAAGACGATTCCGGCCAACAAGGGCAGCATCCGTCGCGGCCAGCCGATCGACAGTCTTGTGCCCGCGAAGACGATGGAGCAAGCGCGGGCCGAAGATGATGCTTTGCGTTCGCAGAGCCGGTACAACCGCAACCGCGCGGAGCCCGCTCCTGGCGAGCCCGGCGTGCAAGGTGGGTTGCTCGGCGAGCGTTTCAAAGGCGGCATCACGGGCGAGCAAGGCCGGATGTTTGAGACTCGCAAGGGTGAGTCGGCATTGACCGCAGACGAAGCGGCAAAGGCTGAGGCTCGCACGGCGGAATCTTCGCGCGACAAAGAGACGGGCACCATGTTTGAGGATGCCCCATTCCAAGAGTCCCGCGACCTGAACCAGAACGCGACACCGACTCAGCCAGCCGGACGCATCCCCGTTGCGCCGATCGCCGATGCTCCTTTCAAGACGATCAAGCAAATCACGCTCGACATGACCAAGGAGCTTGGGCCTGTCTACACCAAGAACCCCGGCAAGCGCAACGCCGCTGGCGTGTACCGGCCCGGCACCGCTGAAACGGTCGTTCGCTACGCTGGCGACCTTGACACAACCGCGCACGAGGTTGGGCACAAGCTGGACGATGCGTACGGGCTTGTCGCTGACTACGCACAGAGCAAGGCCAAGAGCCCGTTCGATGCCGAGCTGATCCCGCACTTCTCCAAGTACGGGTCCAAGGGTCCAAGCCTGCAATACAAGCGGGCTGAGGGCGTGGCCGAATGGCTCCGCGCCTACATGGTCAACCCGGACGCGGCCAAGGCTGCGGCTCCGCAGTTCTACGACCACTTCACCAAGACGGTGCCCGCAGACGTTCGGGCCAGGCTCGAGTCATTCGGCAACGACATTCGCGGGTTCATGGGCCGATCCGCAACCGAAAAGACCATCGCCAACATTGAGACCGATCCGAACAAGCGGACCATCTCGGAAAAGCTTGCCGACCTTTGGGGCAACCGCTCCGCGATCGTGGACCGGCTCAAAGCCGAGACAACTGACTCGTTCGCTCCGCTCTGGACCGGCATCGAGACCGCCAAGGCGTTGCGCGGCATCGACGACTTGCTTCCGAGCAAGAACCCCCAGCGGCTTATCCGCACGTTCGCGGGCGTAGATGGCAAGATCGAGTCCATCTACGAACGCGGCATGATCGACGCGCAGAACCGGACCATCCCCGGGCGCGGTGGCGTCGATTGGCTGCTTGAACCGTTGAAGGGCAAGGACCGAGCCGAGACGGACAAGAACATCGAGCAGGCGATGGCGTTCGGCCTGTCCGAGCGCGTCATCGAGAAGGCGGTCCAGTTCACCAAAGAGACCGAGGACAAGATCGCTAAATGGACCGACAAGGCCAAGGCTGCCGGGCTGGACGGGACCAAGATCGCCAAGGGTGCGGAACGCCTTCGTCGTGCCAATGAACTGCGCATCCAACGACTCTCGGGCGCGGGCGCGGGCATCATGTCCGACTTGGACGTTGCCAAGAGCGTGTTGTCCGAAGTCTCACGCGACCCGGCCAAGCTGGAGAAGATTCAGGAAGCGACCAAGCGTTACCGCACCTGGGCCGACTCGGTTCTCCAGTACGCACGCGACAAGGGCCGCATCAGCGCCGACCAGTACCAGAAAATCACCGACGCGAACCAAGACTACTTCGCCATGAATCGCATCATGGACACGCTCGCGGGCGAAGCCCTGCCACCGAGCGGCAAACGACTCAGTAGCGCCAAGGATGTTTCCAAGCGGTTCAAGGGCGGCACCGAGGAAATCGGCAACCCCTACGTCAACCTGCTCATGCAAACTAGCCGGGTTGTGCGCGAAGCTGACCGCAACGCGGCCATGCGTTCCATCCGAGACCTGCTGACCAACGAACGCGGCATGTACCAGGGCAAGCCCGTTGACCTGTCGTCGATCGGTCGAATCGCCAAAGAGGGTGACCCCGATACGGTCACGATCTACGTCGATGGCAAGGCGGAGAAGTGGCAGTTTGCCCCGGACATTCACCGCGCGTTGAAAAACTGGAACGAGATTGACCAGCCGGGTTTGCTGGAGCTTGGGTTGCGGGCTCCCGGCGCGTTCACTCGCGCGATGGTCACGAGTGCTCCCGGCTTCATCGTCCGCAACAAGATTCGTGACGCTGCGGCCCGTGCGGTTATCAGCGAGTCCGGCGCAAAGCCTTGGGGAGAAGCGTACTTCTTCACCAAGGAAGGTCGTGCTGGCTATGACCAGATGCTTGACGATCTGCGCCGCTCGGGCGGTGCAAACTTCGGCTATTTCGCCGCCGACCGTGCCGACTACCACAAGGGCTTGGCCGAGGCGATCAAGAAGGTGCAAGGCGACGAGCGATCAGTCCTGACTCTGCCCAAGAACATCGCCGATGCGTACGGCAAGTTTGGCAAACGGATGGAGGAAACGGGCCGACTCGACGAGTACCGGCGCTCCTACGACAAGGCGATCAAGTCCGGCATGAGTGAGTACGACGCGCAGATTGAGGCGGCGTATCAGGCCCGCGACATTCTTGACTTTGCCCGTGGCGGTGTGCTCATCAAACGGCTCAACCGCTACGTCCCGTTCGTCAACGCCAACATCCAGGGCCTTGAAAAAACCTACCGGGCGGCGCGTGCGAATCCGGCTGGCGTGCTTGGTCGATGGATGGCGTATGTTGGCTCGTTCGAATTGGGCACGCTGATCTGGAACATGACTCACGACGACGAAGAAGAGTACCGCCAGCTTCCGGCGTACCAGAAGGATTTCTTCTGGAACTACAAGCTGGGTAACGACACTTGGCTCCGCATCCCCAAGCCGTTCGAGATGGGCGTAACGGCCTCGATGGTGTCTCGCGCGATCGAATCAGCACGCGGGGACGAGCACCCATATGAAGGCGCTTTGGGATCAATGGCAAAAGCCATACTTCCCGTCGATGAGGCGACGTTGGTTGGCCCCAGCCGAACGGCGGTTGAACTGATGACCAACTACGACTTCTTCCGTGGTCGGTCCATCGTGCCCCCGCACGAGAAGGATTTGCGAGCCGATCTTCGCAAGGGCACCGAGAACGCATCGCGTGCGGGCAAGCTGTTCCAGTCTGTGTTTGGGATCGACGCACGCCAAGGCGACCACATCATCCGCTCGCTGACTGGCGGATGGGCAACGCCGCTCATGGCCGCGAGCGACATTGGCCGGAATGACAAGCCGGGTAGTGCGACCAAGGCGGCACAAGGCGTCGCGGGCGTGTTCACTGATTCGCCCGCGTCGGCGGCGCGTGATGTTCAATGGGTGCAGGAGTACGCCCGGACCAATGGCCAACTCCAGAAGCCGTACTACACGGGCTTGAAGCAACTGCTTGATGCGTACCACAAAGCCGATACCGAGGCCAAGCGCGATGCTGCGGCAAAGGCGGTTCGTGACTACGCGACCGCGACTCGTCGATCGCTGGAGGCAAATCCCAAGCCCTAATCCTTCCTGCTCACGTGAAACTGGTGCAGCGCTTCGACGCGCTGCTCGTACACTTTGACCATAAAAATCGGATGCACCTCCCATTGCCAAGCTACGCGCCTCAGTATTGCCCATCCGTCCGGGAAGCGGACTAGGGCATGACGCTCCGGCAACCTCTCCGTCCAGTGGTCGGCGATGAGGGCGAGGGCGGCAACCTCTGGAATGGCAACCCATGCCATGTTCGGATGGACAAACGCCCACGCGAAAACCTCGGACTCCCGCATTTTTACGAGACCACTCACCGCCATCTCCGGCCTAACAGTCACGAGCTTGCGGTACATTTCGGCGGGGGTCATGGGAGCCTCCTGATTTCACGGGAACGGACGATCGCGGTCACGATGGATGCGGGAACGGCATAGGCGAACAGGGCAAGTGCCCATTGCTCGCGGATGACGGCGGAAACTCCGAGCGCGACGAACGCAACCCGGAGTATGCACACGCCAAAGGTCCAGAGACCAACGGCGGTCGGCGTGCCGTGTGTTGCTCGGTAGCGAGCTTGGTACACGATCGCCTCGGCGATTCCGACCAGCGATAGCAGGATGATGGTAATGGGGAGCCTCCTTGCTGGTGTTGTCGTTCAATCCCGCCGCGCGCTGTGGGCGCGGGGCGGGGTGGGGTAGACGGGTGCCGGGTTTGGAGTGAATGGGCGTTTGCCCAACGGGACTCCCTGTGCAGTTGACCCCATTCCATCGCTGCGCCGCGTAGTCTGGGGGTGGCTGTTCGGCCCCGGCATCTGTCCACCCGTTGCTGGTCAGTTGACGGGCTCGTAGGTCTTCTCGAAGATGTCCCGCTTGCACGGGTAAATCTCGCCGTTGACCCCGGTGATGAGCATGTCTTCGCGGCCCATCTTCATGGTGCCTTCGAGCGTGGGGATGAGGTAGCAGTCGTCGTTCTCGTGGGTGATGGGCTGGCCCGCGTACTCAAAATGCCACGGGATTCGCTCATGCTGCGCGAGCGTAAGACGCTGCGCGCGACCATGAGCAACAAGCTCATCGAACGTGATGGCCTCGACAATGACGGGTTTCTTGCGGAACTTCATGGGGACTCCTGCCCTCACGGGCGTTGTGCCAGCGCCAACAGCGCGGGCGGGGTGTAGATGAGCGTGTACTGGTACTGGCCTTTGCTGATGAACTGACCATCGACCCGCACGCCGTACTCGGTCAGGTCGTAGACGCGGGCACCCGCACGCATCCCGCCGCCGGCGTCGATGAGTTGCTTGGTCGTCTTGGGGCCGGTGAGCAACGCACGCAGGACGTTCATGCACGCATCGGAAAGATCGGGCGTGAGGTCGGCTGGTGCCTTGGGATCGACCGGTCGGATGGGGAGCTGGCGCGTCGGAGACTGGGGGCGGGTGGGTGCCGCGATCGACACCGGTGCCAGGTTGTCCCCGCTCGCGTGCGAGTTGAACAGCGGGAGTTGCTGGAAGGTCATCCCTTGCACTCCCGCGTCAACATCTCCAGTTGCAACAGGATCGCTTTGATCTCCGCGCCGTGCTCTTCGATCTCGTCGGCCCAATACCGCAGCATGGCTTGACTGCCGGGCTGGGCCATGCAACGCGCCGTCACCTTGGCGCGGTTGCTGACCAGCGCGATTCGCGCCAAGCACGCATTGATGGGGTCGCAGTTGGCGTACCACTCGCGCGTGTTGAACTCGTTCCCACGCATCGGTCCAGAATCGACGACGACGTAGCGATGCCACCCGTTGCCGCAGCTCTTGACCAGCCGAACAGCTTGGATGCACGTTCCCTTGCCGATCACGCGATAGACGATGGGGCCGGGCTTGGTCATGGCAACCACCTCCGCCACCACGGGCACTTGGGTGCCTTGGCCGCCTGAGCTTCCGCGTGCCAGCGCCGAATCGTCGCCAGCGCCGCCTTCTCCCCGGTGTTCGCGCAGTCGTACCACTTGGGATCAAGCTCGCAGAGCAACTTTGTCACCGACTCCCACGCTGCGGCGCGGTCGTTCGTCCCGCTCCAGCTCATCCAGTCGTCAGCGGCTTTGACCGCCGCGTTGAGCGCCTGCGCGTCCTGCAACGCAAGGTCGAAGGTCTCGCGCCCCGGGCAACCGATGCCGGTCAGCGGGTCGTAGGCGTGGTACATCACCACGTCACCGGGAAGGGCGACGTACTCGTGAACGGTGTAATACTTGTGCTCTTTCACCATGATGCTCCATCGCTCATGTCCGCGTCAGCTTCGGCACGCCGGACCTTCTCAATTCGCGCGGCCAGCTCGCGCGTGACAGAACGCTCGTACCGATACCCAAGCGACGGCGATTCACGCTCAACACCATCGAGGCCGACGTGCTTGTGTGTGCCCTGGTCCGTCTCGTCGCGCAGGTAGACCGCTGGGCGGTCAAGCTCGTGCGACGGCTCCCCGTACTCGCCCATGCGGTAGATCACCATGCGGCGCGTGCATGACGCATCGCACGTTGGAATCTTCATCCCGTCGGCGGGTCCGCCCTTGAACATGCACCAAATGGTCACGCTCATCGCTCGCCACTCCCGTCGCAGTCAGGGCAGTCCTCTTCGCCGGTGCCGAGCCAGCCACGCCCATCGCATCGCGTGCAAGCACGCTTCTCGGGGATGTCGTCGGGGTATTCCTCGTCGTCGATCAGGACGTTCTGAAACTCGATGCAGTTGATGCACGTGCCGCGTCCTGAGCCGGGCGGGTTCTCAACGATCCGCTCGCACATGCCGCCGCACTCGATGCAGAAGCCACGGATGTATTGGGGCTCGCTCATGCTTGCACCCCCATCCTCGCCAGCACGCACTCGCACAACCGCGCGAACCCGCTCACGGGGTCGGAGTCGAGCGTGCAGGTGATGAAGTCGCCCGCGACGTAGGCTCCGGTCCAGTACGTGACCTCGCCGGTCATCGGCGCGGCTTGGCGGTGGGCGCGGATTTCGAGGCGGGACCAGTCTTGGGCTTTCGACGGCTTGCGGTTGGGGTGGCTCGCACTTCCTGATACCCCTCCATCCACGCCCGCACCGCCTTCAGTGCGGCCTTGGCTGTTGGATGTCCCGTTTCCCGATACCACATCCATCCGCCGCTCTCGTAGAACGCCCATCTGCCGTGATCGCGATAGACCTTCACCGTCAGCACCATCTCGCTTGGTGTCTTTTTGAAGTAGCGATACATCGCCATGTGTGTTCTCCGTGTGGTGTGTGGACTGATCGAAAAGACTGGCGGGTTGTGTGGCGGTGCGGCTCAAGCGGCACCTCCGGGCTTGGGGAACTTCAACACGGGCGGGCAGGTAAGCGCCTCAAGCCGGGCGGCGGCTTTGACGTTCCGAGCGTGAACCTCACCGGCCGCGAGAGACTTGGCGAACTGCTTGGCCCGCATCGCGCGGATGTGCTCGCGGGCGTTCTTGCTCATGTGGCAAACCGGGCACTTGCCATTTTCTGGGCACTTGTGGGTTGCGAGCGTGACGGCCGCGGCCAGTTTCGCATGGGCCGACTTTGCAGCCGCGCCCTTGGCGTGTTCTTCGAGGAGCGCGAGGAGCAACCGCCCTTCGACCACGGTGATGCGCAGTGAGCGACGTAGATCGAGAAGGCGGCTCAAGCGGCACCTCCGCCAAAGCTCGGCATCTCCCGCACGCGCAGATCCTCCGGCCACTCACTCGGCGCGCCGCCCTTCGCATCATCGAGCAGCACGCATCGCCCGTGCGGACCATTCGGCCGGGTGCCAAAGCACGTGCCCTCCGGCCACTCGACCTCGCCATGATGCGTGATCAGGTCGAATGCCTCGCGCAGCACCGGCATCGCCCCCAACTGCTTCATAAAGCACGGCACACCCGCGACCTTGCACTGGTTCACGATCGAGCGAATCCACTCGACATTGCACGGCCGCGCGCCGCCGCCGGATTCCCCGCCGACGATCACCCAGTGCACGCACTTGAAGCTCACGGCCAGATAGCGGCATCGTCCGCCCGTGCGCGTGTAGTGCGTTCCCTTGTGGCCAGGCCCGTCGTCCACTTTGCCGAGGTAGCCGCACCTGTTGCAGTAGCACTGCCCGAGGCAATTGCTCAAATCTACTGCACCCAACATCGGCTCGCACGACAAGAACCGCAGCGCCGCCGGGCACTTCATCAACGCCGGAATGCGCTTGTCCGCCTGCTCCTGATTCTCCACGCTCACGCCCAGCCACACGTTGGGCAGAGGAAGCTTGGTGTGATCCTGGGCCCGCCAGTCCGTCGACACACGCTCTTCCGGCGCGAAGTATCCGTAGCTCTCGGCAACCGCATCAGCGAACGCCGATTCTTCTTCGCCAAACTCGTGCACTGCTTCTGCGAACTTGTCATCGTTGAGCAGGGCCTCCATCCGATCGGGCCGCTTGGTCAACACCTGGAAGGTGTGCCAAGAGGCCAGCCCCATGATCGCAAAGACCCGCGCGATGAACTCGAGCGGCACCGCCTCATGGAACAGATCGCTCATCGAGTTGACAAACACGCGCCGCGGCTTGCGCCAGCGCAAGGGCTCCAGCAACCGATCCGGCAACGTCCGCACCTCACCGGTAAACACCGCCCGCCCACCGCGCACCTCGGCGATGCGAATGGTCCGGTCGCCAGCCACAGCAAAGGGAACTTGCTCCGATTCTGGCGAGCCAGCCTCCACGCGCGGCGCGTACTCCGGCCTGCCCATCGCCTCCAGCCGCCGCGCCATGGTGGCCGCGTAGCAGTTCAGACACCCCGGCGACACAGGCGTGCAGCCGATCACCGGATTCCAAGTCTCATCCGTCCATTCGATGTTGCTCAAGCCACACCCCCCAGCCTCTTGGCCACAGGCAGCATCACGCGCGTAAATGTCAGGTGTACGCGAGGGTCATTGGTGCTCACGTCAGCGGCGTACCCGTCCGGCGTGAGCTTGTCGTCGTCGATCAACAGGCCCGCGTCAACGATCCCGTCGATGCCAGCCTTCATCGCAGCCATCGCGTTCAGAGGGTCGCGGCGGCGCTTGTCGTTCCAGTAGAACAGAAACGACACCTTTGCGGCTTCCCACTCGGGGCGTTCACAACGAAGTGCTGCGGTCGTCTGCGTCTTGCACGCGGCTCGGTAAGCCTTGATGTGCTTAGCCCGAACGCGGTAGTGCGTGTGCGAGTTCTGCCAACACTCGCGCGGCGGCAGCGGCAGGACGATGGTGATGCTGTTCACTTGCGGGCCTTTCGGTAGGGGTTGGTCGTCACGATTTGACCGCGATTTGTGCTGGCTCCGTCACTGAAACCCTTATCCCACGCCCTCTCCAGCGCGCGGTCGATCGCGGCGGCGAGCTTGCGGTACTCAGACCAACCCTTGGTCATGCGAAGTAGCACCAAGCTTTTAATGCCGAGGAACCTGCAAACCATCCTCTCCCCCACCGTCGCCTTCTCACGCTTTGCCATTGCCCTGCTCCTTGTTCATGTCGATTGACGGTCCCGCGATGCACGATCCATCCGGCGCGTTTGCCAGTAGGAACTTTGAAGCCTCATGGATGATGTGTCGATGCCTCTGCTGTTCGCGCGGGTCCATCGACGTTTGCACGGCGTTGTGCAAGCCCAGTACCAACCCCACCAGCTCCGGCCAGAGGGCGGCGCGGCGGGAGGTTTCGGCTTGGTCATCTGATCGCGTAACTGCTGCGGCGTGCTTCTTGCACAGGCACTTGCCGCCAACTGCCGTAGTAGCCACCTGCTCGCACGGCACCAAGCCGTGCTGGAATGAGTAAATATGCGCGCAACAAAGGTTCTTGTTCTCTTTCACTTCCCATCTCCCGGTATGCGGACGACGCGGACGTTTCGAGCATCGTGAACGTTGTACATATGTTGAGCGTCTCTCTTGGCATCAGCCTCAGTGGTTCGCACAAGCGCCGAATACTCGAACCAGAACGGATCAGGAGCGACAGTTGACCACAATTGCCCAATGGCGATCCATCGCTCTCCTACTGGCGGCGGCTCCGGCCTGCTATCAGCGACCGGCGTGGTTTGGGCGGTGGTGATGCGGCTCACGCTGCTGCTCCTGCGGGTGCGGGTGTGGTGGCCGGCTTGGGTGCGTGCTTACGAAGCAGCGCATCCGCGGTGGCGAGCTCGGCCTGGTGGTCGTGCTGGCGCTCGTGCGTGAGGTCGTCGTGAATGATCGAGCGGAGCACCTTGAGCGATTCGACAAGCTCGGGAACCGGGTTGGACTGGTCGATCCAAGCGAGCCCGTCGTCGGTCGCGCGGATGTTGCGTGACGCGCCCGGCTGGCCCTTGACGATGAAGCCCATCTCGGTGAGGCGCTTGATGTGCTCGTAGGTCGTGACCTGTGAGCGGTCCAAAGCCCGGCCGATCTCCCGGCACGTCGGCGCGAATCCGTGCTTGCGGTGGTACTCGACGATGTACTTGAGGACGTCGGCCCGGCGGGGTGTCATGGATGCGGTCTTGGTGTTTGTGGGCTTCATGCGTTATCTCCGTGTTCGTGTTTGCGTGTGAGGTTTAGGAAGCCAGCGCCAAGGGCTTCCGTTGTGCGGGGGGTGCGATGCCATGGCCAACGTGCGGCGCAAGCTCCTGGCGAAGCTGGCGACGGATGGCGGCCTTCGTGGTGTCAGAGGCGAGCTTCTCGGTCTTGGCCGCAACGAGCTTGCCCGTCTCGGAGAGGCGATAGATTCCGCGTTCGCGCTTTGAACGTGCGGCGTTGGCGGTGATGTCGACGACAAGCTCATGCCGCATGAGCCGGCGCGGGAATCGGCCCGTGAAGCTCACGTACTCCGCGATGTCGTTCACGCTCATGGAACGATGCGTGAACGCGAGCACCGCGAGGAAGTCGAGACAGATTTGTGTTAGTGGGTACACGAACGTTCGCTTTCCGATCGTGAGTTCGTGAATATAAATGACTTTGTTGGCCATGATGCTTCTCCTACAACATGAGTTAGATAGCGCTGGTGGTAGAAGGGGGTGTCGAAGGTGTGGATAAGTGAGTCGAAAAACCGGAAACTCTTGTGAATAGCTGCAAGACAAGCGAAAAAGTTATCCCCGTCTGAACGACGGCGCGATGTCAAGTAGTGTCGGTGTGCGTCGTCATTGGCTTCTGTTGGCGTGACACAAAACTAACAAACGAAGCGATTCGGTCGATCTCGATACTCAAGTGACAATTAGCGCCAGCAAGTAACATCGTGGGGTGTCGGTTCGTGAATAACTTTGCGAGCAAGCGCACAGATAGCGGCGTGGCCTCTTCGGTTGCAAAGACCCTCAGCACCCTGTTTCCAAGGTGCGGGGCGTGACTGGAGAGGACGATCACTTGGGCTTGCGGGGCGGCGCTCCGTTGTTCGGGGCGGCGGCGAGCTTCTGATCCAGCGCCGCAACGTCTTCGTCGCCAAGGGGCACCGGCGGCGCCTTCTGGCCGATCCACTGGATGAAGTCCACGTTCTGGGCCATGAGGCCGCGGATCACCGTGACGGCGCGGGCGGCTTCGTCCCGGTTGAGGTTCGCGGGCGGCGGGGGAAGCTGGAGCTTCGAGCGGAACTGAGCCCGCGCGGAGTGGAGGTCGTCACCCACGGGGAGCCCGGTCCATTCGCGGAACAACGAAGCCAGCTCAGCCCCCGGATCACCCGCGGGCGGCTTCTGCGGAGTCTCGCGTGAGGGGCTAGCGGCCTTGCCAGAGCGTGGGGCGGTCGCGCCCTGGCCGTCGTCGTCTTCCTTGTCGGCGATCGCACCAGCGACCGTCAGCAGGGCGTAGCGGCGGGCGTAGGTGATGCCTGAGCCATACGCCCGAGCGTCATTGGCAACGGGCATCGTCAGAACAGACCGCCTCCACTGCTTGCTTGCCGGATGAGACAGGCGGGTGACGATCGAGACAGACTCCGGAGCGATCGAAACCGCGTCCTGAGTCACAAGCACTCCGTTGGTGGTCAATGCCTGACGCACGCACGCCCAGACCGCTTGAAGGTCGGTGGCATTGAACGTGAACTTCCCTCCGTTCTTCGTCGGGATGTCAACCGTGTTGACCGGCTTGGCGATCAACGCCTCGCCCTGCACCTTCAACATGGCGAGGTCAAGCTGGTCGGTCTCTTCGGAGCACGCATAAGCCTCAGACAGTTGCATCGGAGCCCTCCTCTTCCACGGTCGGTTCACTCACCCATGACGGGCACGCCATTCGGCCCTCGCAATACCGGCACGCCTCGGGGTCGGCGAACGCGGGGAACAGGCCAGCGCGGTACATCCGGACCCGCGTGGCGAACTGGTCAACCACCGGCGCGAGGTTGGTGTACATCTGCTCGCGGACGACCGAGCGGAGCGGGCGTTGATCGCCCTTGACGAACTGGCGCTTCTCGCCCGCGTCGTCCTTGGCCTGAGTCGCACGGGAGTACGGCGCGAGGTTGCGCACGTGAATCCACGCACCCAGCGCCAGCTCGCCCATCGACTCCCACTCGTCGAAGATCCGTACGGTGCCAGCCAGCAGGGAGTAGGCGTACATCCCCAGTTGCATGTTGCGTTCGAGGAACGCCTGGGCGGGCGAATCCTCGCCGGTCTTCCAATCCCAGAAGCAGAGCATCCCGTGTTCGTCGCGGAAAAGGATGTCCATGTGGGACGCGAACTCGACCGGATAGCCATCAACGTCGATCGAGCACCGAACGGGCACTTCGAGCCCGAGCACCTTGCAGCGTGCGAAGTACCCGGCGAACCGCTCGGAGTAGAGCCCGATCCACCTGGCGACGGTCGCGGCGTGCCCGTCAAGGTTGTTCATCACCGCCGGCGTCGGGAGCTTGCCCTCCGAGCGGTACATTTCGAGCACGGTGCCGAGCGATTCGGCGACGATGCCGGTCTCGTCTTCGGCCCACAGCGACCGCTCGTGGAGGATGCGTGCGGCCTCGTGGAAGAGCGAGCCGAGGAACATCGCGCCGGGCGCTTCCTTGATCGTCTTGCCCTCGTGGCGCAGTTGCACCAGCTTGGGGCAGGCGGTCATGAGGTCCGTGGTGTGAACCTCTGACAGGATGGATTGGGCGGCGACGCTGCTCAACGGGCACCGCCTTTGGACGCGGCCTCGAACTCCTCGCCCGGGATGAACCAGCAGTCGTCTTTGATGATGTGGCCGATGCCGCGAATGAGGTTGCCAGCGCCAAGGCCCTCACGCACGACACGAATGGCCTTTCCGGTCAGGCGCGTGTAGTCATCGACGCCACCGGCACGCATGCACGCGATCAGCCAGCGCCCGGCATAATTCGGCCCGCGAAGAGCGGATGGGCCGTCGATGCTCTCGCTGAGTTGATACGTGCCGAATGACTGCGTGCCCCAATCTTCGTGGTCCACAAGCAAGGTGGCCGTGAGATAGCCGTCAAGCGTGATGTGAACCTCACGAATCACGGCGTTCGTGATGATGAGGCCGCGAGCCTTGATAGTCTCTTTGTTCACTGCGTTCATTGGTGGGTTCTCTGTGGCGGCTTGCCCCACCCGCGCGCCGGATCATCAAGCGACGCGCGGGAAGGTCGAGCCGACAGGCTCAGACGGTGGTCTTGGCGGTCAACTCAGCAACACGCTTCATGTTCTCGTTGTGGCGGACAATCCGTTCGTCGGTCTCGGGCACTTCAACGAGCTTGCCGCCCTTGGCCTCGTACCAGACGTTGGCCTTGATGTGAACGCCCACAGCGCCGAACACCCAGCCGATGAAGTTGAAGTCGGCGTCCAGCTCCATACCCATTACCGCGCCGCGATCGCCGGTGCGGAACACGGAGTCGTTCCCGCCCGTGAGCGTGGAGTCGTACCCGCCCGTGAGCGTGGAGCGGTCCCCGCCCGTGAGCGTGGAGCCGTACCCGCCCGTGAGCGTGGAGTCGTACCCGCCCGTGAGCGTGGAGCCGTACCCGCCCGTGAGCGTGGAGTCGTACCCGCCCGTGAGCGTGGAGCGGTCCCCGCCCGTGAGCGTGGAGTCGTACCCGCCCGTGAGCGTGGAGCCGTTCCCGCCCGTGAGCGTGGAGCGGTCCCCGCCCGTGAGCGTGGAGTCGTACCCGCCCGTGAGCGTGGAGTCGTTCCCGCCCGTGAGCGTGGAGCCGTTCCCGCCCGTGAGCGTGGAGCGGTCCCCGCCCGTGAGCGTGGAGCCGTTCCCGCCCGTGAGCGTGGAGCGGTCCCCGCCCGTGAGCGTGGAGCGGTCCCCGCCCGTGGCGGTGTAACCCGGCACGATCGACGGCTCAACCTGCTCCATGTAGCGTTTGGCATACGCCAGCGCACGCTCCAACTGCGCGGGTCGGTCATCGGCCCACCAGCCGGGCTCACGTTCTTCGTCGAGCTTGACGATCCACATCGAGGGGTCGGCTTGGTAGTTATCGTCCTTGGGGGTGATTTCCACCCGCGCGAGCTTGTCACCGATCAAGCCATCGGCGAGACCGTTGGCCTTGGCGATCGATGTGTGCGAGTGGTCCCAGACCTTGAAGCTCGGGTACCAGACCTGATCGGCGGACATGATGATTGAGACTGCTTTGCACATGCGAAAGTCCTTGGTGATTCGGTGGCGCTGGCTCAGACGTTGACGATCAACTTGGGTCGATGGGTGATGGCTGGTTCGGGAGTGACGAGCGGGTATCCGGATGCTGCGGCCCTCACTCGTGCGCCGGGGCCGGAGAACTTCGCTCGGGCGATTCCATCCCGGTTGAAGACGACGTAGGTCGGGAGGAATGGCGGGTTGCCCCACCCGCGCGCCGGATCATCAGGCGACGCGCGGGAAGGTCGAGCCGACAGGCTCAAACGGCGGTGCCTGGGCCTTTGCGTTGGTCGAGCTTCAACGCCTCAACCATCGTGCCGGTCATGGTGCTAACAGACAGGGCCGCGTCCTTGACGGACAGGCCGCACGCCTTGGCGGTCGCGTGTAGGTTCACCTGAGCCATGACGCACGCGGCGATGGCCTTGATGAGCTGGTCGTGTTCCTCAGGCTTCCAGTCGGGCAACATCTCGGCGGCGCGTGCGCTTGCAAAGCCCAGCACCATCTCGCGCCACTTGGCCCATTCCTGCACCATGCGTTCCTGATGCTCGTGCGGGATGGCCTGCTCGCCGTCAACGCCGCGAAGAAACTCCATCGCGGCTCCGGCTTCGGCTGCCAGCAACGTCACGGCCAAATGCCCCGCCTGTCCGCCCTGAATCGCCTTGATGATGTCGAGGTTCACGCGACACCCCCAATCGCGCCAGCAATCACGGGCGGCTTGTTGGTGCCAATAAACTCAATCTTCGAGAACGTGCCGAGCAAGCCCTTCAAGGCTTCATCCTCACTCACGGGCTTGCGAGTAATGCCGAGCTTGTTGCCGAAAAAGCCAATGGATTGCGCAGCGTTGTGATGGAACTCGGCCAGTTCCAATGTGGAATGCCGAAGCAGGTGACATTCGCCGCCCGCAACGCCTGTGTATGTCCAATAGCTGAGCACAGGAATCTGCTCAAAGTACCCATTGGGTCGCCTGCCATACTTGAAGATGTTGCTTCCCGTTTTCTGGTTGGCCGAAGCTTGTGCTTCATTTTCAGTTGCGAAATACTCGGCATTGACTGCGCCGTCCGAGGCAGGTTTGAGGACTTGAAACGGTTTACCCTTTACCATGTCACTCACAGCGCACCCCCACTCTGGCCGAGCGTGCGGGCCTTCGGGTTCGCGTCGTCGCAGTTGAAGCCGCAGTTGCAGGACCAGCCGGCGGGAACAAACCGCGTCGGCCCTGACTCAGGATCGCCCTCGTAGTCGCAGCCCTCGAACACGAGCGGCTCATGGCACTGCGGGCACGGCGGCGCGTCGGCATCCGCACGGGCGCGGGCGAACTTAGCCTTCGCGTCAGCCTTCACAGCCGCAATAACGCCCTCGGCCTTCCGGTGTGCCGCGTCAAGGTCCGTCAAAGCCTCCGCAAGCTTCGCGGTGCCCGGATGCTCACGCGGGCAACCAAGCACGTCCGCGACTTCCTCAGCGAACGCACGGGCCTTCCGAGCGTCGGCAAACGCCGCAGTCGTCGCACAGGCGTTGATCGTGGCGGAAGTCTGGGCGCTTTGGTTGGGGAAGAAGGGGCTGGGATTAGGTGACTCGTGGCGATCCATGTGCGGACTCCTGAGAGTCCCGCACGGCGACGAGCAGTTGGATTACCGCATCCAAAATCCCCGGTGTTGTGTCCGGGGGCATCTTCGGAATGGACCCGGGGGGAATCGAACCCCCGTGGTCGTTTGTTGCGGCCTTCAACCTCTCGACAACCGTGGGGGAACCACGACCACGCAAGCCCGGCCCTGTATGGGTCGGTCGTTGCTGAGACGGTCCAGTCCGGCGAGGACCGGGCTTGCGGTAGTCGTGTTGTGCGGGGTGGTGAACATGAACAGTCTCAGCACCACCAGTATCGGACATTTCCCCGTGGTCGTCAAGAAAAGTTGAGGGATTTTTTCTCCCCGGAGGTTTCCCCTGTTCGGAATCCGCCTCCAAGTCTCGTAGTGACGGAAGTTTACCAAGCTCACGCGCGAGCGGCAAAATTTCTGCGTCTTGATAGATATTCGCTGTCACCTTTGGGTCTTGATGCCTCATCAAGCTTTGCGTCACGCGCTGGTTCACGTCAAACCGAGCGCAGTTCGTCGCAAACGTCTTTCGTAGCCCATGAAAGCTTAGACTCCGGCCCCGCTCGTCATGCTTCGCAATCCCCGCGACCCGCAAATCACGGTCAAACCGCTTGGAATCCGGCATAGTCTCGAACACCAAATCGTCCGGCTTCTTGCCCATGACCTGCGGGAGCAGCGCCGCAACAGCCTCCGCGTGCAGCGGGATGACAAGTTTCTTGCGGTTCTTGCCCTTGCCGATGCGGTCGAGGTAGATCGTCGGCGCGACGCCGGCAAGGTTGACCATCGAGACTTTGAGCTTCCGCAGCTCCAGCCACCGCAACCCGCAGTACGCCGACACCCGGTAGACCATTGACCGGCAACTCTGCTGCCCGTTGTGCGCCTTGGCCTCCATCGCCTCGGCGGTCCTGATGAGCCGCAGCAGTTCGCTCGGGGTCATCGCCCTGGAACCGTCGCCCTTGTCGGGACTCGGCCTCTGGATCGCCTTGGCCCAATTCGACTCGATCAGCCCACGCGCCAGCAACCACGAGCAGAACGTCGTCAAAGCCGCGATGTGGTTCGCCTGCGTGCTCGCGCTCCTTTCCCGTGCCCAAGCCACGAACCAAGCATCAAAGCTCCGCAGGTTCATTTGGCCTGCGTGCTGCCAGCCACACCCCTTGACGATCTTCACTACCCGAGCCCGGTACCGTTTCGCGTCACCCTTGCGAGCAACCACAAGCGCACGGTGCCAGTCCTCGACCAGTAACGGCAACTCGCTCACCACCTGCTCGGGCTTTGCATGCGCAACCGACATGCCCCCAACTGTGGTGGATGATTCTCCGGTGAGCAACCGCAAACCACCAAGAATACGGCTAAATAGCAGCATAAAGCCCCCGATAACGAATAACGAAACGGGACGCAATACACCCGGTCCTAGCAGCCAGTTCACGCGGCCTGACAGAATCGAGCCGGATTTTGCTCGACAAACGCGGAAACACGCCAGTAAAATCATCTCAGTTCGTGGCAAACGTGGGAATTGTCCTGATTCGGGAGCCCGCATGACGCGCATTGACAGCCCACAGGGATCGTGGAAGGTGCTTGACGGGCGGCAGAACCCGCTGCGATGGGATCACACGCCAATCCCCGGCCAGAGCGTTGGGCTGACCGCGTACAGCAGCGACATGTTTCCCATCTGGCTCGCGTGGCGGAAAAGCGAGACGTATCCGGTTCCCGCCGCCGCCAAGCACGAGGACGACGGGGCGTGAGCCTCAACGCTTCTTGCCCAACGCCTGAACCTGCTCACGCATCTCCTGCGGAATCAGCACCAAGTCCAAGCCCAGCGATTCCGCCAGTCTGTTGAACGTCTGCATCCTCACGTTGCATCGGCCTTGCAGCCATACCGTCAAATATTGAGGAGGAACGTCGGCAATCTGAGCCCAGCGCAGCCGCGTATAGCCAAGCTGCCTGCGCCGTCGGTCCATCAGTCTTTGGAGCCGACACCGCTTAGGGATGAGCGTTGTTCGCATTGCACGGGTCTTTGAATGAGCAAGCGCAAGGAAGCCAAAACGCCTGAAATCAAGGCCGAACCCGTCACCGGGGAAGTCCTTGACGGCCTTATCGCCAAGGTCCGAAAGTCGCGCATGGCCCAAGCCGACATGAGGACCGAGCTTGCTGTCCACGTCCCCAAGGCGCTCGCCAAGATCGTAAGCCTGATCGACTCGGATGATCCAGAAGTGTCGTTTGACGCTTCCAAGTGGGTCGCCGAAATGGTCATGGGCAAGGCAACCCAGATCAAGAAGATCGAGGATCACCGCGTACCGACGACTCCGCTCCAGCTCGTCGAGGTGCTGAAGTCGCACGGCCTGGACGATCGAATCCCGCCACAGTTGAAGTTGCTTGCCAGCAAGCCCGCGTCCTAACCGGAGACCCGCGTGTACGTCCATCGCAACATCCGCCGCGAGAAGATTTACGAGCTGATCGGGCCGGATGCACGGCTGCTGCTGAACGAGATGGCGCGTGACCAATACCGATGGTTCACGGTCTACGACACGGCCAACCGCCTGAAAATGACGCTCGACGCGGCCCAAACGGTCATGTTCGAGCTTTGCCAAGTCTCGTTCAAGGAGGCCGATCTGTGCGAAAGAAAGGCCCGGCACGGCTCACACGGTTCTTTGTCCTTGCGGATTACCGAGTTTGGCCTGACTGTCCACCGGATGGTGAACGCTGGATGCCCAAACTACGTCGAACCCTCCCGCTCGCCGCGAGTGTCGAAACGCGCGACCGGGTGATGAGCGAGCTTGGCATCGGGCCGGAATTGCTGGCCCGGTTCACCCATGACGGGAGCCTTGCACGTCGCAAGGTGTGGCTGGCGATGGCGAAGGCTGGGGTTTCGATCCCGCAGATTTCCGTGGTGACGGGGTTTTATCCGCTCGGCAACGTCTCTGCCGCGATCGCGCAGCGCATCAAGGAAGAAGCGAACGAGTCCAAGGCTTGACCATTCGCTACGTCACCCTACGCATTTGGGCATGACGCAGCTCCCCAACCCTTCCGCCGCGATCGAACCCCTGCTCATCGAGAACGCATCTGGCACTACTCGGTCGTCGTCGCTTACGGCGCTGACCGACACGACGACGATTGCCGACGTTGACGCGAACATCAACACGACTGGCATCATCCACGCCCGAGAGATTGGGCACGCCCGCGTTTACATCGCACCCATCGTCAAGGGCAGCGACAACGTGACGGGGACCATTCGTATCGAGCTGTGGGACAAGGTGAGCAGCCCGAGCGGGATTCACTACTCGCCCGTCAGCACCGGCACCTACACGGTGACTGGTTGCGCTCAGACCTGCCCCTCGTCCGGCGGCGCTCTGGACAACACATGGCGTTGGTGTGACACCATCGTTGCATCCGGCACCGAGAGGGCTTCGGCGATCGAGATTGTGACCCCGGCGGACGATCAGCGCGGCTGGCTTGTGGTTGACCGGCGTTCGTCGGGCTTCCTCGTGGTTCGCGGCGTGGTGGGCTCTGCTACGGCTGTGAACGTGGCGACCGCTGGCCTGAACACCTGAAAGGACACCATGAAACCGATTTACCTCGTGATTCTCGCGGGCACGATGACTGGCTGCACGAGCCTCCAGCAATCCGCCGACTTCACCTCTGAAAAGGTGCGTATCGGCACGGACAACCCGAGCAAGCTCAACGTGGCCCGTCAGGGTGGCGGCACTATCACGGTCGATACGGTTGGCCCCACGTTCACGACTCGGCTGGAGCAATACGACACGGCTTCGGGCCAGCTCACCAGCGCCCTCGATTCGCTGGGTGGCGGCGCGACTTCCCGCGAGCTGATCCTGCCCACGACCAAGGGTGTGGCGGTCATGCGTTCGGGAACCGACTTCACCCTCAAGGTCGCCAAGGTGACCCAGAACGCGGACGGCACGTTTACCGCTGAGGGCGTGGAGCTTGGCTCCAGCGTGAGCGAGCCGACCAAGGCGTTCGCGGCCAACCTCGCGCTGCAGATCGAGGCGTTCAAGGCACTTTCCGCCGACAAGCGGGCGGCCCGCATCGCTGAGGTTGAGGCTTTATCGAAGGCGGGCGACACCATGGCGCCCGTTCTCCTCACGGCCATCAAAGCGATCGCCGGCGTTCCGTAACAAACCCAACCACTCACCGGCGCGGGCTTTGCGGCCCGTCCCGGCTTTCCTTCCGGGAGTTCTCCGATGCCACCGAATGTCCAATTCTTCTTTCAAGCCGCGGCCTCACACCTCGCACGCGTTTTCATAACGCTCATCGCCGCGTGGTGCGCCAAGCGCGGGTATGAAGCATCCGGCGAATCCATCGAGCAGGTAATCGCATGGCTGACGACGGGCTTCATGCTCATCGGCTCTACCGCGTGGTCGGTGTGGCGGGCCAAGCAGTTGCGCGACACTCCGCCCCCGCCGCCCGAGAAGGGCGGGCCGAAGGCGTGACCGTCCAAGACCTCAACCAACGCGGCGAGATCGTGAGCGTAAAGACGCGAGTCTCGCTCTCGGTCAAAGACCACATCGCCATCTTTGCCAGCGTGGTGAGCGTGGCAGTTGTGGCCGTGCTCTATCTGGAGCGCCGGTTCAACGCACTGGAGACCAAAGACCAGCTCTTTGCGTTCCAGATTGAAGCAATGCAGGCACAGATCGGCACCAAGCCAAGTAAGAACGTCCCATGACCGTGCGCATTTACAACTCGCTCCCGCCCGGCGTGATGCCATCGGCCAAGGCCCGTGGCATCATCGACCTTCCCTATGCGGGTATCGAAGTTGATCCGACCGTGGGCGCGCCCAACTGGTGCGTGGACTACGAGGATTCGATGCTCGTGTGCCATGCGGGCGCGTACGACGTGGCAATGCGTGCGGACTACTTCCGCAACAAAACCACTTGGTTCAAGCGGCTCACGCCCAACACGCGGCTCGCCCTGTTCTCGCACGTCGTCTTTGATCGCTCGCAGCTCAAAGTGCCCACGGCCACGATGCGGGCGCGGCTGGCATACATGGCTGACCCGAGCTACCAGCTTTCGGTGGACTTCCACCGCAACGCCCACACGTTCGACGCGATCGACGACTTCATCATCCCCTGTTACGTCGGGCCGGACACGCTCGCCAGTGTGTTCGAGGCCATGCTGAGTGTCGCCATTCTGCGTGCTCGCCCGTACATCACGCGCGGCAAGCGGATCGTGCTCGCGGTCTGTCCGATCGCGGACGAAACGCTCGGTCCTGTGGCCGGGATGGACACGCACATTGCCCACCTTGAAATCGTCTGGGCGGCAGCCGTGCGCGAGGACTGCGACATTCAAATCTGGGCATCGGCGGGCGCTGGCTTCGTGCTGCGCGACCGTGACGCGATCGCCGCGGGAAATCCCCGCCCCAAGCAGACACCTTCGGACTGGATCACGCAGGCCGAATTGGAAGCAACCGACCTCTGGCGCTGGCTCCAGAGCAAGACCAGTGTTTTCGCGCCAGCGTCAACGTCACCAACGAGCAAGGGCTAAACGATGCCGACGATTTATGTCAACGCCAGCACGGGCAGCGACTCCAACAACGGCAACACATCGGCCACGCCCTACTTGACGATGAACAAGGCGGCGGTTGCCGCAATGACCTGGAGCAAGACCGGAGCGACCGGAACGTACATCGTCAAGGTTGCTGGCACGTTTATTCGTGACCCGTTCTTGGTCTCGACCAACAACTCGGCTGCGAGCGGCCTGAGCTTTACCGGCCTTGCGGCTGGTCAGTTCGTCTCCGTTGAGGGTGCAACGCTGGCGGACGGCCTGAGCGGTGCCGAATGGAAGCTGCCGTTCATCATGCGCGGTGATACGCAATTCACCTCCACGAACGTGGGCACCATCACCGACACGGGGACAAACTACACCTTCACGCTGCAAGCGGGCGTGCGTCCGAGCAGCGCCGCAGACTTCAAGTTTCTGGTGGTGTTTGGCAAGGCATCCACCGGCGAAACCCGCCCGTGCTACTTCCAGCGCGACACGGTTGACACGGACCCTGCGGGCGCTTCGCTCACGAAGGTCTTTCGCTACACGGGCAGCGTGGTCTATTTCCCCAAGAGCGAGTTTGGATCGGCCCCGCCCAATACTGGCATCGCGGCGGTCTACACCAGTAACACGGCCTTTGAAGCCTCCGGCAACGACGATCCGGTTTGCGGGATCGGCGTGAAGAACTGCCAGATTCTCAACTGGCTCGGCGCTCGCGGCGTGGCGCTCTACAACTCGTCCAACATGGTGTGCGAGAACGTGAGCGTGGACGGCGTGATTCAGCACGCATTCGCGATCAGCAATGGGAGTGAGGCTATCCGCAATGTCTCGCTCACCAATTGCCCGGTCAAGGGGTTCTGGGGTGATGACGTTGGCAACGCGGTCTATGCCTTCCTGACCACGGGCACAATCAGCAACATCACGATCCGCAAGACTAACCAGTCGATGCAGGTACCTCGCTCGGCCAACGGAAGCGTCCTGAGCAAAAGCGGCAACTCAACTCCGACGTTCTTTGCTTACGGCACTCCGAGCGGTCCCGGCGTGGCAACCAACATCGTCATCGAGGATTGCACGATCGACTTCCCGTACGGGCTCACCGGCGGCACGTCTGCGGACTTCTCGCCAGCCTACATGCCGCAAACGAACCTCGTGTCACGGTTCAGCAACTCGACCAACCCGGCGAACATCCGGCTTCCCGTGAAGGACCAGCCTTCATCGCATGACGTGATTTTTCGGCGTTGCGTCATCACGGGTATTTCGTCGTGGAAGCTCAACCGCACCAACGGCGGTGGTTCGGGGTATTCGGCTGGCCCCAGCGTGGCGTTCGTCAACTGCTCGATTCACGCCAACAACGCGACCAAGGCCAAGGCTGACCTTTCACAAACCGCCCCGTTCTGCTTCGATAACGTGGACCGGGCCAGCGCCTACCTCGGCTTCTACAACACCGACGTTCGCGCCAACCTCGGTTTCAACAGCCGCGCCGATCAATACAACTCGCCTTGCATGTTCTTCAAGATGAACACGCTCACCAACGGCAAGACGGCGTATTTGGAGAAGTCGGGCGGGTACGTGTTCGCTCGCAACTCGCGGTTCACCGCCTATGGCGCTCAGGGTGTAACGCTCACCAATCCGTGCTTCTTCGGTGCTGACGAAGTGACCAGCCAAGATACCGGCGACAAGGTTGGATGGTGGTTGGACTTGTCGAGTTGCGAGCTGATCCACGATCACGGCATGGCCGGACACCCGAGCAATACCCAATGGGCTCGCCGTATCTATCCGCGCCTGACCACTGCGGGCGATGACCGCATCGACATTGGCACCGAACACCGGTTCGAGGACTGTGTTTTCGTCGGGTTTGCCACGGGATTCGTGGTCTCTGCGACCGACTCGAACAAGTGCCACGCGGCATTTGCGGGCTCGTTCGGGGTGGACGCTCGCGTACCGACGTGGCAAGGCGTTTCGGCTGGTGTGGACGTGCGCGAGATTGTGAACTACATGACCAAGCTCGGCGGCACCAATCGGATTGAGGAAACGGGTTCCAGCAGTGGTACGCTGCTCAATGGTGCGTCCGTTGGACCAGCCTCGGCCACGGCCAACGCGACCACTCTTCGCACCCGCTGACCATGACGTACTCGCTGGAGGAAGCTGTAGGCAAGGCGCTCACGCTCGCGGAGCTTGATCGACTGGTCTACGAATGGCCCAGCCTCAACTACACCCCGCACGAGCACGGACAGGAACAGTTCCACCGCGCCGCGCACACGATTCGCCTGTTGTTCCCCGGCAACCGCTGGGGCAAGACAACCGCGATGGCCGTGGAGGGCAACTGGTGGCTTCAAGGGCGGCACCCGTACCAGCCAACGCCAGAGGCGACCCCCGATAGCTGTATCCAAGTCCTGTGGATCGCGCCGCAATACAAGCAGTTCAAGGAGCTTCGGCCTCAGCTTGAATCCACCGCGTTCGATCGCGGGTTTGAGTGGAACGAGCAGGACCACGCTTATCGCTGGCCGAATGGATCGGTGTTGTGGGTCATCCCCGCCGATCGTGATTGGACCTACATCCAAGGCATCAACCCGGACCTGATCCTGTGCGACGAGCAGCCCCCGCTTGCCCTGTGGCGCGAATTGCTCATGCGACGGTTCGGTGTGCGGAACAACCGGCTTGTCAAGACTCGGTTCATCATCGCCGCGACCGCCACTCAGGGCGAATCGTGGATGAAGGGCCAGCTCTACCAGCCGTGGCTTCTCCATCACCTCGGCCAGGGTTTGAGCGAGTCGGACGCAATGAAGGCTCAGACGCACCCGACAATCTGGTGCTGGCCTCGTGGCGGCATCAAGGACAACCCCAAGGCCCCGGCGGACATTGTGAAGGAGTACGAGGCGACCGTTTGGTCCAGTGAGGCCGAGCGGCGGGTCCGCCTGGAGGGTGGTTTCTCGTCGTGGATCGGTACGCCCGTATTCGATGCGGACGCGATGGCGTGGGCCAAGAGCAAGGCGGACGAATTGGACGCGGTTCGCAAGGGCCGCATCGGATCGCTGGTAGACGCGGGCACTACGTCAACGTAGCGTGTCGCGCGGCATGACCGCACCCGCGATTAGCTTCATGGAGCTTGCCGACCCGAACGGGCGCTACGAGATGTGGCAGGAGCCGCTTCCGTCCGCTTCGTACGTCATCGGTGCCGACTTCGCCTACGGCCTTGCGGGGCGTGACAAGGACACCGCTTGCGTTCTGCGGATCGACTTGCCGACCCCGACGCAAGTGTTTGAGATTGAGGGCACGTACGGCGAGCGGTTCGATGAAGTGCTCGTTCGCCTGGGGCGCTTCTACAAGGGCACGGAGAAAGAGGCGTTTTTGCTGGGCGAGCATCAGGTAGGCGGGCCGGTCATGCAACGCATGGCGCGTGTCCACAACTACCGGAACATGTATTGGGAGCGGCGAGAGGACAATCAGACGCGGGAAATCTCCATGCGGTACGGCTGGCACCGCCGTTACGACGACGTGGCGCTTCGGAACCTGCGCCGGGCCATGATCGACCGCAAGCTCGTCCTTCGTTCGCACAAGCTGCTGGACCAGATGGCGAATCTGGAGTTCTACCACTCGGGCGGCACCGACGCGCACGTGCAGGACGATGACCGGATGCGGATGCGGCTGCCCATCAACGAGCAGGGCCGTCGTCCATCGCCCGATCTGGTCATGGCCGCGTGTTACGCATGGCACGCGGTAGGCCAGCGCCCGGCCTTCCAAGTCGCCAAGCCCATGTATAAGGACGGTCGCCTGACGTGGACCGAGGCCGAGCTTTTGAGCGCTGATTCGCGCCGGAGTGTCGCGTGAGCAAAAACCAGCCAACAACCAGCGTCAAGACCGACGGCGCGCCCGATGCGCTCACGCCCCGCAAGATGCTCGATATGGTCAAGGCGGCACGCAAGGCCAGTCGGGACATTACCGACACCATGTCGCAAGTGATCCGCCAGTACGCTGGCGAGCACTACCGCAAGGACTCCACGCCGGATGATCCCATTTGGATCAACCATCCCTACGAGTTCGTCACCAACGTTTTGCCGAATCTGGTGTTCGATAATCCGGCTGTCTCGGTTACGCTCGACGGTGGAACATCGCCAGAGGCGGAGTCGATCGACGCGGCGTTTCGGTACATCATCAACAAAACCGACTTCACGCCGACGATCGAATCGCTGGCCCGTGATGCCCTGTTTGGATTCTCGGTCGCGTGCGTCCACCTGGAGGACGTTCCCGGCGCTCAGCCCGAGTTGAGCGAGACCGGAGAGGTGTTTATCCCCCAGCGGCCCAAGCTCACGCGGCTTTCGCCCCGGCGATTCTTTGTTGATCCCGCGTGGGATGGCGTGGGCGTGCCCGCGTTTGCCGGTCATATCTGGCTGCGGTCGCGCGATGCGTTCAATCCCGACGACGGTTGGGACATGACGATCGTTGATAACGTGCCCAAGAACGATTCGGTAGCCGAAGAGCGCCGCGCGGTTTGGCACGAGCACGATGAGGCCGGGTGGGACGATGAGGTTGTCGGATACGAGGTGTGGTGTTCGCGTGACAACATGCTCTACACGGGCGTGATTGGCAACGCGGAAGCATGGGCACGCGAGCCACGGCCCTACAAGGGCTCGCGGCGCGGACCCTACCGAATCGGTGGCATCGACGAGGTGCCGGATCAGCCCTACCCGTTGTCGCCTCTCGCGGTCACGTACAAGCTGGTTGACAAGATCAACAGCCTTGCCAACGTGATTGCCGAGGAAGCGGAAACAGCCAAGACGCAGGTCATCACCGATAGCACCGAGCTTGCCGAGAAGATGGCGCGGACCGCCACGGCCAAGATCATCACACACTCGGGGTTCAACCCGCAGACGACGCAGACCTACAGCTACGGCGGCACCAACGCTCAGAGTGTTGCGTTTGTCGAACAGCTCATGGAAAAGCTCGACCGCCAGAGCGGTTTGAGCGAGATCATCCGGGGCAACATCGGCTCGGGCACGACCGCTACGGCGGTAGCGACCGCCAAGGCTGCCAGCGATATTCGCATCCGCAAAATGCAGTCCAAGTTCCGCAAGTTCGTCATCGAGTGTTTGCAGGCGATGGCCGAGCTGATGTGGGAACACCCGGACGTGAAGATGCCGGTACTGGTTGAGGACTCCAACACGGGCGAGACGATTCCGCACTGGTTTGTCGGCGGCACGTTCCCCGGTCAGGATGAGAACGGTTGGGAGCGGCTTGAAATCGTCATCGAGCCGTACAGCATGGAGCCGGTCGATGAGGCTTTGCTGCAAAAGCGCGTGCAAGAGTTCGTGGCGTTTGCCATGCAGATCACGCAATCGGCGGCGGTCATGCCGTGGATGCGGCTGGAAAACATCCTCGACGACGTGGGGCAAACGCTCAACATGCGCGGATCGGGCCGTCGCTACGTCGATGTTGGGATGCTGCGCCAGTTGATTCAGGCCCAGATGGGCGTGGCTCAGATGGCACCTGGACAGCCCGGATCGGCTCCGCTGCTGCCGATGGGCGGTGCGGCTGGACCTGTTGGGCTTGCGGGCCAGAGCAGCGATTACGCGGGCATGAACACGGGAATCGTTGGCGGTGGGCAGGGTGTCAGTAGCCCGGCCATGATGGAGGCCGCGCGGCTTCAAGGCCAAGTCCTTGCCAGCGCGAACACGTTGGGGCAAGCATGATCTACGAGTACCGGAACACTGAGACCGGCGCGAAGCGCGAGATTATCGCCAGCATGAGGGAAGCGCCCGAAATCACCTTTACGGACGACGCGGGTACGTGGACTCGGGTTTGGACGAACATCGGGACCACGGTCAAGGTGGGCGACGGGTTCAAGGCCAAGACGCTCCACGAGGGCGGTGGCGGTCCTCCCGTGGCGTACGGGCTGCCCCTGAAAACAGATGGCATCGTGGACCGGCGACAAGAGGGCGGGCACATCGTCAACTACCACGCGGACGGGACGCGCACCGATGCGAAGTTCCGCCGGATCATCGAGAACAAGAGCGACGCGCGGCGTGCGATGGATCAGACTGGATTCAAGAAAGAGGATTGATATGAGCGACAAACTTCCCCCGGTCGGCTGGTGGCTTCGCTTTCACCCGCTGGGAGATCCGAAGGTCTCGGTTCCGGCGCTGATCTGCGGGCACGATGAATCGAACGGGACGGTGCATCTGATTTCGTTCCATTGCCCCGGCACCACGCAGTCGTACCACGAGCCGATGGTCCAGCGCCCCGACACGATCATCTATCGCACACCCGCCGAACTGGTCAGCGGCTTGCCGGGCGCTACGCCTTACCCGGATGAAGAGGCGGCGTGGCAAAAGGACAAGGTGAAGGGCCAGCGCATCTACTCCGTGGGGATCGGGAAGAAGGCGGCGGCGGCGGCTTCGGCCTAAGCGGGGAGTCCAGCCGTGAGTAAGAAACCGCTTCGATGGATGGCGATTTCTGACAGCCACGGCGACCACACCATCATGCGACGGATCGGGCCTGACGTTGTGCGCGGCAAGATCATGGCTCCGTACCGGATGACGGCGTGGCGGTTGATGAAGTGAGATTGACGCGGACGCGGTGCGGGGTACACTGATAGCTGACGAGGGCGGACTTCAACCCGCCCTCATCTCGCCCGCGTGCTGCAGCGCTCGGGTGGGGTTGCACATGTGGCTGAGTGGCCTAAAGCGTCCGTCATCACCCCGCTAAACCCAGACCTATGGGGCATGACGGAAAAGCCGGTGTCGAAAACACAGTCTGGTGAGCCCGGCTTCGCAGGTTCGAATCCTGCCGTGTGCATTGCAACCTATGTCGGGACGCCACAGCCCTCGCTCACGCGGGGGCTTGTGGTTTTTGGCTATCATCTGGCATGAGCTACAAAATCGCCTTTCCCGCGATTCTTGACGCTGATCGCGTGCCGCGACCTGTAGATGCGACCGGGACGGAAATTGCCGTTGGCAGTGTGTATCACGATGGAAGCGGTCAGCACTGGCGTGTTATTCGCATCGAGCATTGGGGTCCAAACGATGCGCCGGTAATCGGTCCTGTCCCGGTCGTTTTTGCTACCAAGCATGGTTCCAATCGTTTAGAGCGGGTTGCGTGGGGGCAGCTTATTCCTGGATGGAAAACACTGATCGAACGGAATGATCCGGCAATGAGCGCGAAGCTGGGTCTTGACTGACCGCTACGGCACCCTAGCGTGCCGAGCATGCCCGACGAAACAAAAGTCGATCATGCGTCCGACTCGTCCTCCACCGCCGTTGTCGATCAGCCCGCGCCGGTCGAAACCGAGGAAGTTGATTCACCGCCCCGCAGCGCCGCAGAGGCCGGGGTCAAACTTCAATCCGACTCCGAACGCGCCGCCGCCGAAGCCGAGAGCGACCGCAAGCAGCGCGAGGCGTTTGAAAAGTTGTCGGGCGAGAAGATCAAGGGTGACGACACCGATGACGAGTTGGAGGCGCTTGGCAAGGAACAGCCAGCCGAGACCAAGCCCGAGCCGGAAACCAAGTCCCAACTCGCCACCAACGCCAAGGACGCGAACAAGCCCGACGAGGCCGCGATCCGCAAGGCGTGGATTCGGGACAACACCGACCCGGACGAAATCGAGAACATCCGCAAGGCGCTTGGCGAAGAGAAGTTCCTCGCCATGACGCTGCCGAAGATCAAGCGGCAAGCGGACTACGACAAGAAATTTGGCAACAAGACCGACGAAGCGAAAGCCTCGCCGGACAATTCCGCATCCGCGACCAACGCGGTTGCACCCCAGCCCGGCGACCCCCGCCCGCTGGAAGCGATCAGTGACGAACTGGACCAAGCCTTTGACCCCGACACGGCTACCAAGCTGAAGGGTGATTACAAAGCGCTCCAGGAGCGTCTAGCCAGCAACGCGGCAACCGCCCAAGCGTTGCAGGAAACGGTCGCTCGAGACCGCTGGGACCGTGTAAAGGCGGAGCTTCAAAGCTCGTTCCCGTCACTCTCCGACCCCGAAGTGCAGGACAAGCTGGGTGCGCAAGTGCTGGCCCTCGATGGTCAGCGCGGCACCGTGCTCCGTGATTACAACGAGTTCCGCCAACTCGTCGAGAAGGCGGCTTACGTCGTCCTCGGACCCCGCATCGCAGCGGAGACCCGAGCGGCGGTCATGAGCCAAAACAAAGCTGTGCGGGCCGGTCAGCCCGATCTTGCGAACAAGCCGACTGGTAGCAACCGAGCACTGACGGCGGACGAGGCCGATGCCATGATCCTCCGCGTGCTCGAAAAGTACGGGTCGGACAAGAAGGTTGCGGATTCCAAGATCGCGGAAATCAAGGCCCGCGCAACAAAGTACAAGGCTCGATGACCGGTCGCTCGGCTCCGCATAGGAGCCTGAACCATGTCTCTTTCCATGTTTGGTCAGTGGCTCGCGCAGACGCGCGAAGCCATCATGACTTCGCCCGACAAGATCGTCAACGATGTCACGAAGAACAGCTACCTGCTGGACCGTGCCATTGACAAGCAGAACCCGTTCAAGAACATCCGGGGCGGTCAGCGAATCGTCGATAAGGTGAAGCTGGTCGATTCCGGCACGATGGCGGCTTACCTGCCCGGTCAGCCCCGTTCGGTCGGTCGCGTGAACACCACCCGCACGGTTTCGTACGAGTGGGCGTTCACCGAGAGCCACGTCACCTACTCGGATGCCGAAATCATCCTCAACCAGTCTGGTGACCGCTACACCTACTTCAAGGACCTGCGCAAGAGCTTCCGTCAGGACGGCGTGACCGATCACGTCAACGGCCTCGACTCGATGCTCGGCGCTCAGGCCAACTACACCTCGATGGTGAACACCGGCGGCACCACTGCCCGCGTTCCCCACTCGATCAGCGCCTTCATCACCGAGGACGTTGTTGCTCGCGTTGCGCCCGGCTGGGGCTCGGGCAACCCGATCGGCGGGCTGGACCCGCTGGCCTCCGGCAACAGCGGTTTCACCGCGACCGTGACCAACTCCAGCTCGTGCTTTGGTGTCAAGGCAACGGGCTGGATGAATCAGGTGAGCAAGTACGACCACACCGCATCCACCAACGCCAACTCCGGCATCATCGCGGCCTTCGATGACATGTCCACCAAGGTCATGTTCACGCAGCCGCGCAAGCTGGATGCCTCTGTCGCTCAGGCAAGCAAGCTGAGCGACTTTGTGATCCTGACCAATACGGACGGCATCAACCGCTACCGCCAGCTCCTGCGTGCCGCGAACCAGCGCTACGTGAACGACAACAACCTCGACCCCGCGTACAACATGCCCCAGTTCACCGGCATGGATATTCAGGTCGTGGATGTGTTCGACACAACCGCGCTGACTCCGACCGGCGGCGACGGCTCGACGGCCTACACCGGCTACAGCTCGAACGTGTGGGCATCCGGCAAGCCGCGATACCTGTTCTGGAACACGCAATACCTGTTCCCCGTGTTCCACCCCGAGCGCTTCATGTACGAGAGCGATCCCGTCTCGGGCGGCATCACCGCCAGCGACGTTGAGGCGATCTTCTACCGCTCGTGGCTCGCGTTCTGCTGCAACTCCCGTCGTCGTCAGGGCATCGTCGCCCCGATCGTCGCCTGAGTCGTCAGCATCGTTCTTCTCCAGATTCAACAAGCTTTTCAGCAAGGAAAACACACATGTCTATGTTCAAGCAGCACGGCACCTTTGCGGGTGACTGGATCAACCGGAAAGAAATCAAGCTGGTCAACCAGACCGGCGCGGCACTGGCGGCGGGCGACGTGGTTGCGTTCAACGTGACGCTCAACCCCGATCTGCCCGCCACGGCCAGCACTTCTACCAACCAGATCAGCCCCAACACATCGTCCACTTGGGATGCCTACTTCCTCGGTAATGCGGTCGTTGCGATCGACGAGAACATTGGGCAGTACCACGCGGTCGCGTTGGAAACTATCGCAAAAGGTCAGCCGGGCCGATTCCTCCTTGAAGGTATGGTGACCGTCAAGGTTGACGGCTCGGCCTCGGCCAACGTGTCAAAGGCGATCGCCAACAACACCCCGCTTTGCGTCAAGTCGATCGGCTCGGACAACACCGCCACCGGCGGCGCTCGTCTGTTCGCCCCGACCACGGCTGCGGGCGGCGCGGTCCGGTACCTCAACGTCGTGGCTATTCCGTTCCTCACGAACGGCACCACGATCACGAGCACCGGCACGGCCACCGTTCACTTCAACGGTGTCGCGTGGAAGTCGCCGCTGAACATCTACGCCTCCTAATCCGCTTCCCAACCTCGCTCCCGGCGCTGCGCAAGCACGCCGGGGGTTTTATGGCTCTGACCAACGGCCAAATCGTCGGGCTCATGCAGCACGCCCTGGGCAAGACCCCGGACTCGCGGCATGATCTTTGGGAGGCGTACAACGCCGCTGGACGCTACATCTACGGGTATCACCCGTGGCGGTGGCGGCTCAGTATCCCCACGACGTTTACGTGGACAGCCAGCGCGAGCACGATGGCGCTCCCGTCCGACGCGGACGAAGTGACCGACATCTACATCCCGCAGACGGGCATCCCGAACGTGCTGGTTGTGTCGAAGGATCAGATGATCGAGCTTCGGCGGCGGGCGTTGGGCTTTCCGGGCCGGTACGCGATCTGCGTGCAGCAGATGGGCCAGAACGGGAACTCGGTGCTGCAAATCTACCCGGCACCGAGCGCCAATACGGACTTCGAGGTAGTGTACCTGCGGCGCTGGACCGAACTGACTTCGGGCGATTCATCTGCGAATCCCGCCGTTCCGTTGGAGTTCCAGCACGCCCTGAAACTGGCGGCGCGGGCAATCGCGGTCAACATCGAGAATCAAGCCGTCGCGTTCGAGGACGTGGCGCTACAAAGCGAGCTGGAGCGGTTGCGGGTCAAAGACAACAACTACCGCGTCCCGCTCAGCCATACCCCGCGCGTCGGTCCCAAGCCGGTTGAAATCCTGCGGCAATGGAACCTGAACTCGCCATGAGCAAAAGCGCCCAACAGGTCGAGAAGATTGTCGAGCTTCCTTGGCCGACCAAGGGGGTTGACCGTTCGCAAGCGCAGGCGGATCAGCCGGGCGGCTCGTGCTTCGACTGTCGCAACGTGCGCGACTTGGCCCCGATCACGGCCCGGCGTGGTGGCGGAAAGCGTGCGGGCAGCATCAAGGCCCTTACCGATCGCGTGGGCGGCGCGGCCCTGAGCATCAACAGCATCTACGCGGCGGTTCGTCCCGCCTCGGGTACCCCGGCCAGTAACGCGACATACGCGAGCGCCGTGGAGTATTGGACCAACTACGCCAACGGAGGAGTCAAACTCACCGACCCTTGGGTGTGCTTCGAGCGGTCCATCACTGCGGGCAACGCGATTTCGGTACGCGAACCGGGCTCGGCGGTGCAATTCATCACCCGCCCGCAAGAGAACCCGGCGGCGGGCCTGTGGATGTGTTCGCCCCAGACGAACGACAGCTTTGTGTCGGGCGTGGCGGTGCAGGGCAAGACGACGAACGACATTGAGGCGACGATCCGGGCCAGCAAAGCACAGGCTGCGGCAACGGACAACTACGCGCTGGGTTACGCGGGCGTGTTTGCTCGTGCGTCGGCGGACCTGTCCCAAATGGTCATCGCGTGGCTGGACTTCACGGGTGCCAACGCCCTGACGCTCCGGCTGGAGGCGTACGGCGTTACCGCCGGCAACATCACCAAGACGACGATCAACCTGCCCGGAGTCTCGACGTTTACCCTGCCCGGCGGTGTGGTGTCTGGGTCATTGGAAACCTACACGCTTCGGATTCAGTGCGACCCGGAGAACATCAAGGTCGTGGCGAGCGGGCCGGGTGTCAACTACACGGGCACGGTTGCTGATACCACGTTTGCCAGCAATGACCGGGCGGGCGTTGTCAATATGCGTCCAAGCACGGGCGCGGCATCAGACTACAAGATCGTGTTTGCGATTCGCTACGCCCGCGAAGTCATCCGCCAAGACACGCCGGTATTGTCCATCACGGGCGGGTCACGCACGGGCGCGACGACTCGGTATGTGCTGCCATCGGGCCTCATTGCGGGGCGGTCCAAGTCTGGTTCGGCGTTGTCCGAGCAAAGCACTTCGGCGGGCGCGTACTCCAACAGTTCGCTCCCGACATTCCCGGTTGTCGATACGGTCCTCAGCACGCTCCGCACCGACAACAGCGCGGGCGATGGAACGCGATCCAACGCGAGCAAGTACCTTGTTCCCGTGTCGCTCCCGGCGGGCGGCAAGATTTGGGCGGTGGACTTGCAATTCAAGTCTGACCGTACCAACACCACCGGCGGCGACGATTCCATCTGTGCCATGATCCGCATGGCGACCGACCGATCGGCGGGCGTTCGTGTGCGTCTTGTCCGCTCAGTCAGCAGCACAACGGCGGCGATCGGCGTAGCGACCATCACGCAGATCATCGTCGAACAGTTGGTGTTGGGTGGCTCGTTTGCGATCTCGAACACCAGCACGATCAGCCTGTCGGGGGCGTTGCCGGTCATCGACCTGGACGAACCGATCCGCGTGACGTTTGACGCGACGACGATCAATCTTGTGGTCCGCAACAAGACGCTCTACACGATCAGCAACAACTGGCTTGGCGGCAACGGGTACTACGCGGGCGTGGACGTGACCCCGCTCTCGACGACCAACGCGGAGAGCGGCTACGCCTTCGGTGCGACCATCACGGACGTAACGCCCCCGGCGGTCAGCCTCACGCCCAACGTCGGCTCGATTGACGTGCTGGTGACTGCGGGTAGTGCGTTCTATCACGGGAACCTTTCGACGGGCCAGCCGTGGCGAGCGATTGGGTCCGGCCTCATAAATCCGCAGGCTCAATTTGCGGTGCTGGGCGGCAAGTTCTACGCGACGGACGGATCGAAGGCGTGGATCATCGACCCGGTGACGAACAACAGCGCCGACACCTTCAAGGAATACACGGCCCTACAGGGCGTTCTCCCCGCAGGATGTCCGCTCATTGCGGCCTGGCGTGGTCGTATCGCCATGGCGCGCCCGAGCGACAACCCGACGATGTGGTACGTGTCGCGCACACTTGCCCCGCGCGATTGGGATACGGGCTCACTGGTGGACGTGCGGACCAAGGCGTACGCGGGCAACAACGCCGATCTGGGCCAGCCGCCCGAGCCGATCAACGCACTTATCCCATACGGTGATGAAATGCTCATCTTCGGTTGCCAGTCGTCCATGTGGGCGCTGGTAGGCGATCCGGGCAACGGCGGTCAGCTCATCAACCTCACGTACAAGAACGGCGTCGTCGGCCCTCGCGCGTGGTGCTTCGACCAATGGGGCAACCTGTTCTTCTACGGGAACAACGGGCTTTACGTGCTGCCCCGCAATTCGCGCGAGCCTAAGCCGGTTGCGATGGGTCGCTATCCGAGCGTGCTGAGCGATCAGGATACCAACTCGGTTCAGGTCCAAATGGCGTTTGACAACGGCGACCGGCACGTCATGGTGTTCTTCCGCAACGTGGACGGGTCGGCGCGTGACCCCAACGTGATTGCCTATGACCCGGCGGCGGACGCGATCTGGCCCGATACGCACACGGGGTACAGCATCGTCTCGGTGTGCGAGATTGACGGTCTGCGCAAACCCGACCGGCGCGTGCTGCTCGGTTGCGACGATGGATACGTTCGCAAGGTGGACGATTCGGCCCTGAGCGATGACGGGTCCGCGATCGACGCTTGGGTGCGGTTCCCCGCGTTCAATGGCGGTAACGACATGGCCGAGATGACCGCAACGGAATTGACGGTGGTTGGTCAGAACGGATCGGGCTCGGTCGGCTGGAAGCTCTTTGTGGGCAACTCCGATCGGGAAGTCAACGCAATCGCCCTGAGCAACGGCGGCGCGGCCAGTGGCACCTACGCATCGTTCGGCCAAGGGTTCAACTACCCGGCGGGGCTTCGTGTGACGGGCGCGAGCCTCCAGCTTGTCGTGCGCCAAACCAGCTCGTCGGCGGCGTTTGCGATGGAGCGGGCGGTGTTGAGCTACAAGTTTGCCAAGCGCCGTCGTGAGAATCCATGAACTTCCCGGCCTCTACAGACTCGTTTGCATCGGAAGCGTTCACGCGCGGCGCGATGCTGCGGATGCTGCCTGACCTGCTCCGACAGCAGAACATCACGCAAGTGGTGCGCGGGACGGTGCCCTACACGCGGCTTTCGGGGTGGATTCGAGACTCGAACAATCCTGTGGCAACGCTGGACGTGCCTTTGTTCGTGTTCCCCGCCGGGACGCGGATTCTCGCGGGCACGATCGGGATTGAGGAACAATTCAGGGACGCGGCCAACACCGATGGCGCGTTGGTGGGCGCTGGGTTCGACGCCACGCTCTACGCGGTGTCTGAGCCGCCCCCGTTTACCGATGGGTCGGCTACGCCTCCGTCCGGTTCGTGGGCCGATCACTTCGACTTCGGCGGCGCGGGTAACGACATGGCGCTCGACACGGGCAAAGCGTACTGGCTCGACCTAAGTACGCACCCGCTCGAAACGGCCCCGGCTGGCACCTCGACCCCGTGGTATGCGTATCCCTACACGGTCGGGCTGCGGTTCTCGCTTCCGGATTCCAAGACGAATCCGATTGAGCTTTCGTCTGGGCTGGCTTCGTTGTCGCTGGCAACGCTGGCGATGCGGGCCGCGACTCCGGGCACGCTTGGCAACTACCAAATCGTGCGGTGATTGATTCTTGGTTACGCGCCCGTAGGGTCATGCGCGGAGGCTCCGCATGGCTGAATCTTCCCCATTCGATCCGCTTTCGCTGCTCGGACCTGTTGGCACGCTGGGCTTTGGTATCGCCGGGATGCTCGGCGCGAACCGTGCTCAGAAGCGAGCCGAGCAGGAGGCCCGTCGTCAGAAGGCGATGGCCGAGCTTGCGATTGGCCGTCAGGGTGTCGCGTCGAAGTACGCGGTGGACCGATCGACGGCGGACGCGAGCGGCGCGGCCACGCAGTCGGCAATTGATCGCGGGCTCGGCAACTCGACCGTTCTGGACACGGGGCGGGCGATGGCTCAGGAGGCGGGCGCTCAGCAGAAGATCGGGATTGACGAGAGTCTTGCGAACCGCTTTGCTGACCTCCAGACGCAGTTCCAGCCCTCGTACAACAGCAACGCCGCGACGATGGCCGGACAGGGCATCGGGGCGGGATTTGACGCTCTGGCGAAGGTGCTGGGTCCGCAGGTGCGGAACGTCTTTGCCAACCCGCAGGGTGTCCCCGGCGCGAACGATCAGAACGCCCTGAACGCGGTCCAGCAGGCCGCGTTTACCGGGCAGCCCAAGACCAACGCGGTTCCGTTGGGTAACGCCTCCACCTCACTCGCGTTCGACCCGTCCAAGGTGTTCATGGGCAACAGCCAGCCCAAGCCCAAGGTGGGCAAGTTCAATCCGCGCAATCTCACGGGTAAGCCGAGCCTGTCCCTCGCGGGGGCGTACTGATGCCGATTCTGATTCCTATGGGTGACGGCGGCGCATCGACGGCGGCGGCGATCAGCGCCACGCTGGGCAGCATGTACGAGCGTGACCGCGAGCGCAAGGCCGAGGCCCAGCAGCAGCGCGACACGATGGACTACCGGGCTCTGCTCGGTCGTCAGGCGGTCGATTACGAGAACCGGCGGCTGGAGGCCGAGGCGGACGCTTGGCGTGCGAGTCCTGGCTTTGAGCCGGGCAACCCGACGCATGAGGCGATCTATCAGGCGGCGAAGTACCTGCACGTTGACCCGCGCCACCCGAACGCGGCGAGCATCATCCCGAGCGTGATGAAGAAGTTTGCCGAGGTGGACAAGACCAAGGCGCAGACGGGCAAAGCGGAAGCTGATACCGAGCAGTCCAAGGCCAAGACCAATTACATCGAAGGTGCCAAGACGGACGCGACGAACGCGCAGGCGGGGCTTGCGGCGGCTCGCACGTCAGCAATTCCGATTACGCTTGCCCAAAGGGACACGAGCCTTGCTTTGCAGGCGGACAACATCGGGTCGTTGAAAGACTACCGCACGACCGCGAATCAGATTCGTCAGCAGGCAACCGATCAGACGGGCGCTTTTCAGACTGGTCGCCTCGCCAACATGCAGGACAACACAAGTCTTGCGTTTGATAGGCTTGACGAATACAAGCGGCACAACCAGCAGACCGAAGCGACCAAGGCCAAGACGGGCGATGCGTTTGCACGCAACGCGCAGGCACCGATCAAGGCTCAGGAGGCATTGGTCGGCACGCTGGAGAAGCAGATCGCGGTCGCTCGCTCTGACCCGACTCAGGCCAGCCGCCTGCCCGGACTCCGCACGCGGTACCAGTCTGAACTGAACAAGCTTTCGGCGATGGTCGAGAACCTTCAGGCTCGCGTCGGCGGCGAGGCATTGGCCCGCGTGGTTCCCGGCAACCCACCCGCCCCGCAGATGCCGCAAGTCCCCGGCTTGGCGACGATGACTCCGGCTGCGCCGCAGGTCAACCCGCTCGATCACCAGCAGCGCCCGGATGGGTCGATCGCGGTGCCGCTTGGCACTGGCCGAACCATGGCGATTCGCTTGGACGACTACTTGGGCCGCGTTGCCGCGCTCAAGCAGGCCAATCCCAACATCACGCGAGAACAGGTCAAGGCTGCAATCGCGGAGCAGCTTGCCCGCGAGAACCCGTAACGACACGCACCCCTAGCACCAGCCCCAAGGTGAGCAGCACCCCACCCAATACCGTTGTGTGCTTTGCTCCCCAGGCCCATGCCGGGGTGTGTCGTTGCTCCCAATCCGCTTCCGCGTCGGCTTGGCTGCAACCGACTTTCACCGCCACAAACGTGATGTCGATTAGGTCGTCAACCGTCTTGGGTGGCGGTTGCGGCGTTGGACTCCACCACTCGGGCGCGTGCGACGACTCGGGCAGAGACAGGCGAGACAGCAGGACGTAACTCCAGCAGCCCAATCCGGCCAACACCAGCAGAACGCAGAATTGCAACCTGAGCGATCGCATATGGAAACCCTACAAGAAAACCCCGGATCGGCAACAAATCCCCTTGGTTCGGTGGATGATTTGATCGACTCCGTGCTTGGTAAGCCTGCACAAACGCCCGGTAACGTGGACGATCTTATCGACGGGGTTCTGTCGGGTGGTGCAATGGCCCAGCTCGAGCGCCGCACCTTCACCGTCGGCGCTGGCGACATTCCGGCGGGGGCGCAGCCTCAGTACGCACGGGCGACGTTTGACGTGCCCGCGCGGGGCGTGCTTGGCCTTGCCGGTGTGACGACGGGCCAGGCCCCCGTGATGATGCCCACGGGCCAGATGATGCCCAACGGCCTTACGGCTCGCGGGGCGGGCATCTACGACGGTCAGGGCATTCGTCAGGACGCACCGGCGATTCGGGCTTTGTCGCCCGAGCAGCAGGCCGCGCAGGGCCTTATGACGGCGCTGGGCAAGGTGGCGACCCAGCAGCCGCGCGGACTCGTCGGCGAAGGCTTGGCCGCGACCTACCGGGCAACCGCTCAGGGCGCTCGTGGCGTTTCGGGCCTTGCGGAAATGGCGGGCATCCCGATCAATCCGCAGGCTCAGGCTTTGACTCAGGCGCTTCCGCAGGCGTTCCCGCCGTCACAGCTCCCGCCCGACGTGAGTTTGGGCAAGCAGGGCGCGTATTACCTGACCAACCTCGCGGGCGAATCGGCCCCGGGCCTGGCTCCGCTCGCGTTGTCCGCGATCCCTGGCGTTGGTCCGGGGTTGGCGATCGGTGCGATGACGGCGCAGGCTGGCGCGGAGACGACCGGCAACACCTACCTAGAC